GCAATAGATAACGTTCCATCATACCCTTGGTTGTTACTCGCTGCATAGTAAAGCATGTCATCCGCGTAGAATTCAATTAAATCCCCCCGTGGATCAAACGTTAATTCAACCGCACCTGGTAATGGAATTGGTGTACTAAATGTAACGACACCATCTTTAATATCAAAGAGTGCATAATGGACATTTTTCAAACCAAAGGCTACTTTGTTTTCATTCATTTACATCAACCTCGTTTCATAATTTTTTTGATACAACTTTTCAGATTCAATAAAANNGAAACAAATATAAGGTGGCGATGGAACTGGCTTGGTTGGCGTTGCTGTGAAGTGCGAATAAGCCACAGGATAACCTGTAGCTTCAAGGATTTTTGTTAATTCACCTAATGTTAATGTCATGATTCAATTACCCTTTCAATACGTCTTGGCAATTCGTTAATTACATACTCTTCAACTGGACGAATATGAACTTTCGCTGGAACTCGACCGCCACCGACTTTCGCATGTCCCTTTTCTAAAAGATGCGTTAATTGTCCTTGCGTATTATGGAGAACAACACTATTACCTTCTTTTTTCTTACGCCATCCTTTACGATAAGCACCTGTTTTTTTAGGGCTACCTTGCTTTAATTTACCTACAGCAATATCTCCCACTTCATCAATTTCATTTTCTAAGTTTTCTTCTACAACATTTGCATATCTTTGTAATTCTCTAGCAAGATCGCTCGCAAAATCGTTCATCTTAAACATGCTCCTTTGCGATAATAGTCAACGTTTGATACATTTCATCATCATTCATTGGCGGTTCGATAATATCAAAAATACGACCTTTCATATTGATTTGCATTAATTCTGTAATACCTGTTGTATAAGGAATTACAAACCGATAAATTCGCGTGCCCTGTGAAGCGGAAGCTTCAATATACTCAGAACCTTTTACCGTTTTTATCATCGCCCATGCTTTTTTTACTTCTTGCCAATCTGTTTCAACTTCTTGATTCAATTCATCTTTTATTACTTCAGGTTGTTCAATGACGATTCGATTTCTAAAATCACCTGTATTCAGTGATTTTTTGTATTGAAAAGGACGCATATTATTCACCGTCCAGTTTGATTTCTTCTAAAGCTTTTGCAATACCAAAACTATTAATTTCGGTTAAAAAATTCTTAGAAAAATACTCAAGCGCATCATTGTAAGTATAACGAGAACGTTCAAAAACTAATTCTTTGAACGTCTCATCTTTGTTTATGTCATATGATCCACACACTTTTATTAAAGCTTCATTGGATGCAAAAAGGATACGTCTTAGGTTATCATCTTCATCATCACCTAATCGCATCCTATCTTTGAATTGCTGTAATATTTCATTTGAAATTACTGTATCCATTCACATCACCCTTGTGTTGGCGGCGTTACTTCTTCAAGTTTCAATGTGTAAACTTGTGAAGTATATTTATCCTTCGGTTTACCTGTAGCGTATTGTTTAGCAATATAGACTGTTGCATCTTCTAAAGCTAATGTTTCTTCATACTTCTTGATTGGCTCTGTGCCGCCCATCGCCGCAACATACTGACCTTTAACAAAGAATAATACTTTTCCTTGTGGTACAAACACCGATTCCGTAGGGATTGGATTAAATGGTAGGCTAGTCACATATATGCCTGCTGCATTTTGGATTGTCGAATTTGCTTGAATATCATACGTATCAAACGGATTAGTTACCATCACTACTTTACCAGCAATGTTTTTTGGTCTATCTGCATCTGAACCATCAGCATTTAGTTTTTTTGCTAGTAATTTCACTACGCCTTTTAATTCATTGATTGTTTTGCGACCAGGTTCAAAAGTTAAAGTGCCTACTGGCTTTTTATCTGGATATACTCCATTCACAACACTTCCGCTTGGATCTTTTAATAAACCGATAGGTTCGTTTTTACCTGTACCAGCTACAAATCCGCGTTCTAACCCTACTTTCATTGCTTCTGTAATCATTGTACGAACATAACGTTCTACCCATACAGGTCCAAGTTTTAACATGTCGTTTGCTAATGGAATAAACGCCGTTAATTTAAGTTGTGAAATGCTATCTTTACGGAATGTAGCATTTAGTTGACCTTTAATATCATCAAATAACGGTCCCCATACTGCCGCACCTTCTGGATCTCCATAAATAAATTCTGTTACTGCCCCTAAATTCTCTAAACCAATATGTTGTAAGAAAGGATGATCTTCAACTAAATCATCAAAAATACGTTCTTGAGTTGTTTTAGGTAACGTTTCAGTAGACTTAAATCCACCATCTTGCACCACCGCATTAAAGAACTTCATTTCCTCACTCGTTAATACATTAGAACCGCGAGATTGCATAATAGAACGGTCTGCCATAGATTCATTTACTTGATTTAAAATATCTACTCGCACATCTGTAGCAAGCGCTTCAATCATGGTATTTAATGCCGCTGTTTGTTCTTCCGCTGTACCTTCCTGTGTTGCTTTTGCAAATGCTAGTTTCTTTTCTTCAAAATTATTAAATTTAATCACCATATTTTATTTTCCTCCTAATTTTAAAAAGAGCGTACTCAGATTCTGTTTTGTATTAACAGTCACTTGAATAGGCTCTTTTGGTTTGGTATTCTTTTGTAAATCATTCAGAATTTCGTTTTTAAATCCTGACAACGCTGTACTTAAATCTTCTCTTGTAATTCCTTCAGTTTTATTTTTATTGAGTGTTCCATTTCTAAAACCATTGATTATTTTCTGTGGGATCATAGCAGAAGTGGCAGTTGAAGCTGTCATTTTAACTGGATTCTCCATAAACATAATTTCATCCACAAAATTATTTTCTAATGCTTGTTGTGGACCCATCCAAGTTTCTTCGGCCATCATATTGAGTAGTTCCTCTTCTGATTTACCACTTTTAATGACATAGGCATTTACAAGTGTGCGATCTGTTATTTTTAACATTTCAGCCGCTTTTGTCATATCACGATGGTCTCCACCGTTCCACATTGCAGCGTTATGAATCATGATTTGTGCTGTAGGGGAAATACGAACCTTATCACCGGCCATAGCAATTACAGAAGCTGCACTTGCTGCTAATCCAACAATTTGAATCTCCACATGACCTGAATAATTTTTTAATGTCGTATAAATCTCTGACCCCTCATCTACATAACCACCCGGACTATTAATTGAAACAATTAAGTCCTCGCCATTCGCATTATCAAGTGCTTTCGAAATTTTGCCCGGGTTTGTTGCATCCATTTCAAACAAATCATAAATCCATGCTTCATCATTTGAAATTATTGGTCCTTTAACATCAATCTTCACTGTCATTTGTATTCTCACCTCCTTCTTCTGCATTCATTTCAGCGTAGTTTTTCGTAATATAATGTTTGTTTAAGTTAGGATCATCTGAGATATCATAATCTACTTCTATCCTGATTTCATTTCCTTTAAATACACCAGAAGCAACCAATTTATCTATTTTTTCCGCTAAATCAAATATACTTTGATAAGAAACAGCTTTTACTTGAATCCTCTGTCCTTTAAGGTACTCTTCTTTTTCAAAAAATTTTACGTTCGCTTCATCTGATATTTTTTTTAATAACGGTCTTACTGTAAAAAGCATATAATTTTTGGTTTGTTTCTCCACATCAGCCATTTCTCCATACAATAAAGCTGTAGGAATGCCCATAGCCATTGCGACTTGATTTAAGAAACCATTTGTTACTTTATTAATTTCTTCCACACTCGGACCATTCGCAACACCGTTGTATATCTCGTTATAATTAATACCCTTTTGTTGTGGAACAATAGCTATATCTTTCGTACCTATCGCCTTATACATGTTGTCTATGAATTCTTGTAAATCCGCTATTTGTTTCTCATTCTTAGCGCCAATCATATCCATATCAACTGTTCCGCGAACTTGATTTTTACGTTTTTGTGAGTTTAATATTCTATTAAATAAGTCCCCGTAGTCTGCAAATAATCCATCAATAAGCGGGGATAATTTATCATTTCGATACTTTAAGTGAATAACTTCGCTTTGCTTAAAACTTCTCTTAAACGTATAATCTTTTACTATTACATCGGTAAAAGTATCTTCAAAGACAGCATACTCATTATGTTGAAATCCATCTGCAATAAGTAAATCACCATCATCCGCTTGTATAACTAAACATTCATTATCATAGATAAGTTTACGGATAAATCTTTCCCAGAAAGTGCTTGCTGTCATATTCTTATTTGGTCTAATATTTAAGCGATAATAAAGTTCATCCTTCTCAAATGCTTCACCATTTCTTATTCTAAATTCAGATTGACTGATTGTCCTTCCTAGAAATGATACACATGTATCAATTGCAAGGCGCTTCATATGAAGCCTATTTGCTGTATCAGTAATTAAATCCAAATCTAGCATAAATTCTAGTTCTTTATTTCTTTTAAATACTGAACTTAACCACCCAATGATTATCACCCCCTTTATTAAAACTTAATATTACCTATTAAAAATTCTGTTGTTTCTCGTATCTCATCAGCTCTATAAAGAGCATGAACAAAGCTTTGGAATCCATCAGTTTTTCTTCGCACTGGTTCTTTCTTTTCATATATTTTATTTCCGTCGCCTTTGATAACAACCAATACGTTTTGCGTATACCAGCGCATGAGAGGATTATCACCGAAAACAATTTGTTCATTTGCAAATGCCATTTCAATTCGCGGCGCTAATAAACTATGAATTGCCTTAGGATTTCTTATTATTTCTATTTCGAATCCTTCCGCAACTAATAAAGGTCTGATTGCCTCCATACGGAAGTTATCGGCTATAATTTTTTTAACGCCATATTGTTCACGCATTTTTACAAACCAATCGACAATATGTTGAGGATTGATAGTCGGCTCGTCCACAACAGTTAATAAACCTTGTTCTTCCCATTCTTTTATGGGCGCAAACTTCTGTTTTTTAAACTCGCCTGCTTTTTTGGAATATCCATAATAAATATCAACAAATTCTTTTCTCACAAACGAATGAGTTTTGAAAAGATAATCGCCCGATTGTCTAAATAAAAGACCGCATGCGGCGAAATCTCGAATACTTGCAAAGTCCAATGAACCAATACATTCTTGTCCCTCTACATCTGGAAACGGTCGGTCTGTAGCAAGAATTTCTGACCATTTTGCAACAGAACGTTCTAAATTCGTAACAGGCAAATTCATACGCTTTGTCATGAACTCTTCTCTATTACTAGGATCGTCCTCTAAATCTTCATATTCTTCCTTGATTGTTTCAAGTAAGCCTTCAGCATATTCGCTTAAAGGCTTAGATAACATCGGATTTGCAAGTTCCCAATTATCAAGATTATCAACTTCTGTTTCATCATTCAGTTTACAAATAAAAGGAAACACAGCATTTGGACGAGATTCACCATTTAAAACTTTCATTGCCTTTTCTTTTAATTTATCTGAAAAGCCATCTCGTACATATCCATCTGTACCAATGTAAAACTCACGTGGATTTTTCTTTTTTCCCAATCCACTAATATGAACACGGACATCTTTATTACTTTCGTATTGGTGAATTTCATCAAACAGAACAGCCCCATCACGAAGCCCATCTTTTGTATCTCCATTTGATGTCCTAAACTTCACTACACTTCCAGTAGCCTTTGAGGCGGTCTGTGATTCGGTTGCTTTAAAAGCTTTTTTTAACACTTCATTCCTACGAACAGTTTTCTTTACTTCGTCTGGACTTGTTTTTGCTTGCTCTTCACTATTCGCAACAACAGAAATGTTATACTCCGGAATACCATGTAATTCACTTATTAAAAAGTGGATAATAACAGACATTAAACCGTTTTTACCGCCGCCTCGTCCTAACATCCACAGGAATTTTCTATAGAATACACGACCATTTTTCTTATAAAATAAAAAGACGAATGCTATTAAGAATTTTTGAAATGGCTGCAATGGAAAATACCACTTCTCACCGAAGTTGATACAATCCTCAATCATTTCATCATCAAAATACAAATCGTCCCTGTTTAAAACATATTTTTCTAGATATTCAATTAACAGTTCTCTTTCTTTATTAAACTTTACTTTCCCACTTTGATAAAGTTCAATATATTCTTCTACATACTTTTGCTTTATCATGTTAGATCACTTTTGTTATAACCTGTATTAGGGATATTATTCTTAACAACAAACTTTATATCTCTTCCTAACGCAATTAAAGAACTGTTAATTTTATTCCTCTCACTTATAAGAGGGTGGGCCTTAACGAAAACTTGGGAGCCATTTTGAATTGTTACTGACTCCCCTTCTTTAGTTATTGTTTTATTAATTTTTCTAAATGCTTTAACTAGATCAATATATCGTTCTACTTTTTCAACTTCAACTAAATCTGCCGTATCAATACTATTCATAAGCTGTTCCTTTAACTTCACAATACTAACAGCCATCTACCCACCCCCCTTACGTGCGTATTTTCGAAAAAAACCTGACAGTTAACCCCCTCCCCGGTGCCCCTAAGACGAATTTTTCATGAAATATTTTAAGGGGGGGTGTTATTTTTGTTTTATTTTCACCATTTCTCATCATGTTCCCATTTATTTTGTTTCTTTTCGTAAATTCTTCCATGCTCTTTGTTATGGCAATTTACACAAACTGTTTCAAGGTTGTCTATGTCTAATGCAAGACCAGGATGATGTTCTAGTTCTTTTATATGATGGACAACGAGTTGTATCTTCTTACGCTTGGCACTTTCACTGTATTCATTGGTGTCTGTTTGAACACGACCTTTGCGTTTACATTCCTGGCATTCATAGTTGTCACGCTTCTTTACTTGTTCGCGTATACTCTTCCACTCACCACTGTCATAGAACTTACGCTTCTGTTGTTTGGTTTTGTATTCCTTCATTAATCATTGCACCACCATGTTTACAATGTTTGCACTGTAATCCATCCTTAGTCCTAGCTTGTCGCTCTGTGTATTGCTTTGTGTATCCGCACGATATACATCTAAACTGTACAACCTTCTTTGGTTTCTTTTTCTTCTAAGAATGAATCAATAAGCTTACTAATTAAACTTATATCAGCTTCTTTCTTCACCTTCTGTGATGTGTTATCAGACAATGCTTCTACTTCCTTAATTACTTGTGGTAACTTCTCTACGTCAACATACTCTTTAAACTCTTCCACTTTGATGGCAGAAAGGATTGTCCCAAGAGCAATAGCTTTCTCAAGTCTAGTTAATTGCATCCATACTCAAATCCTTTCTCCATCTGTCTCTTTCCAATAATTCTTTTATTGATGTTTGTTCCAGGTATTTCACAGAATAAAACATAGGTTTCTCACCATACAACTTATAATATTGAACATCTATTCCGGATTTTTTATATGCTTTCTCAAGAGGTTTAAGGTATTTAATGTACGCTTTCATATCAATAGGTATAAGACCAAGTGCAGCAATCTTACCGTTTAAAACGCTGTCCAATTATCTCACTCCCTTGATATCAGTTACTGTCATCTTGATATCATCTGTCGTTTGTTTAATCGTAGATTGCGATATTAATTTACCTTGACAATAAAGCTCTACTGTATCACTTTGGTTTGCAAATCTACCCATAACCTTTTCCAACTTCTCTAATGCAGCCACACATTCATTAGCAGCTTCCGTTACTTCCTTCATTTGTTTTAACGCTTCTGTCGTATCAGCATCAATATTAATCTTTAATTTGTTATTAGCCATTTCATTCCCCCTCCATTAATTCATATTCTCTTATTCTTGTAAGTGCGTCCTCAAGAGTACCCAAGATCATATCCGCACTATTATTTAAACTTACCTGGTTACTTAACATATCGACTTTATCTTTTAAGTCCTCTACAGTTAATGCTAATACTTTGACTGATTCTCTTAACTCTTGGTTTTCGTTAGCTAAATTAGATAAATAGTCAAGTCTCTTTTTCAATTTGATGTTTTCTAACATTGCATCCATTACTTATACCACCTTGTATTTCTGGCATAATAAAAAGCCACAACTTATTAATTGTGACTTTCTCATTGTTATATATTAGGATAAAGTTCATTAGCCCTTTCTTTTAAAACCTTATAAACAGCGTCCGAAATAGTTTCTGTATCATCTGGTAATATGATTGGACCATATGCCTTTCCTGTTCTTAAGTTAGTAAATATAAGTGACGTCGGATGATTAATATCAATATGAAACACTTTATACTCATATAATGCATTCGAAGTATCATCAACAAACACACCTTGTTGATCAATCGAATTTAAACCTGGTTTTAAGCTCATAGTATTCACCTCTTACCTAATTAATATTTTATACTATCTATCAATTTCGGAATTCCTTCAAAAATACAGTAAGATAGAAAGGCAACTCCACCAGCCATAAGCCAAATAGGAGTAAGTGCACTAACTAATTCTTGAACCTGATTCATTTTCTAATCACCTCCTACCATAATAATACAATGAAAGAAGGTATTTCGAGCTTTAAAATCTGATTATAATAATATTACTATTTAGTTACAATTCTCAACACGATAAAAGCACTCCATATGGAATGCTTTTATACCATCTTATAAATCTATCATTTTTAGTAATTCGTATAATTCATCCCCAGCCTTATTTCCTCGAAGAGAGATAGCATCATCATCCATTAGCCCAGCCCCATTGCTTAAAATTTGCAAGCTATTAATTCTCATTATAGAAGATTTGAACATTTGAAAATCATCATCGTTTACAATATTTAAGATTACAGGATCTGTGGTATCACTATACTCATACATCGGTAAGTCGAGATAAACACATGCGGAATTTACATACTCTTCTAGAGGATATGACTCAAAGTATAGGTACACCGTTTTTAAGTTTTCAAGATCCCAATCATTCATGTTTTTTAGGCCATTGACAAGAATCCAATCATTATAATTAAAACTTCTATTCCCTGTTAGTACTTGTCCAGCTATTATTCCTAATATTTTTGCAGCATTATCAGACACCGTTTTAGTTGCTTCCTCTAAAATATCAAAAACTAACTCTGGATTCCCATTTTTCTTTAACGTTTTTTCCAATTTCAATATATCCTCTGAATTAAATTGTTCATTTGAAAATACTTTCATCGCTAATCCTTCAAGGAATCTTTCACACTTACGTTCTATTCTTTTATTTATCCAGTTATTTAGAAATTTAGCATACCGATTATATTCGGAAAGTGTATTCATCAATTCATGACCGTTAGTTATTACTCCCCAAACCTTTTTTATTTCCTCTTCCGGTATATTTATTAAAGGAAATTTATCTTTTAAACTCATACCATTCACCCCTATTTTAGAATTTAATTCCAATATAATTCTATACCATTTCTACATAGGAATAAATCATAAAAGAGCAACCGTGCACCAGTTGCCTTTTCGTCAATTCTTTATGTCATTACTATAAATACGGTAAATGAAGTTTCACTCTTCTTCCAATCACCTAGTATTACTTCCACATTATTAAGTAAATGGAAGAAGAGCAAAAGCTCTCCTTAATAACGGTATCATTCAATCAGTACCATCTGCTGGTTTCGGATTTTATGTGCCGTCATTACGAACCGTTTAGAATTTTAGAAACGACATAGTGAGTTGTGTTTTCCGCCACTTCTCACAATACAAATATAACACGATACTTCCAAAACAACCGGCACATTTACTGCCAAAAAGCGGTCACGACTCTGCCAACTTTTTTCACAGTTCAAATTTTTCTACTGCATCTGTTAACTCAACTGCCACTCCTAATAAACTTTTTTTCGTTTCTGTTTCTGCTTCTTTCTTTTTAATAAGCCACTCTGGATAATTCAATTCTTCTAGAAGGTTTCTAAAATACTTTGGATTTACTTGTAAGATATCAGGGTTTTTGCCGTTAAACCTTCGATATTTAATTAGCGCTTCTAATAATTCTGCATTTAGCATGAATTATATTCCCTCCCCTTATTTTCTACATTTATTTGTATACAATTTTTCACATTCTGGTGTCAGTCAGTTACCCATATCTTATATTTTGTGTAACTAAGCCAAACGTTACAGCCCTTGATATTGATAGCTTCATAGCACTTTCTCTTTTGAGTTACACAACATAATAAAAATGAGTAACCGTATAGAATAGGGTAGCACCACATGGTCATCAAGTTAAAAGTTTAATGTACCAGCAATTAGGAAGATTTTATTCTGTTAGCTTGATAGTGATAGGATACAGCCAACATTTCGGAAGCTTTGTATGTTAGACGAATTTTAACCTAAAAAAGTCGAATTCTTGTACGTGAAGTGCAGTAACATTTCATTCATATAATCCATATTATCTGAGGCTAATAAAGTCTGTTACACTCTCTTCTTTAGGAACGTTTCCATAATATCCTTCTTGAACTTTTCATAATCAAACTGAAAAGCTACATCATGCGTTTTATAGCCTGGATTAGTAACAAAACGAAAGTCTGCAATGCTTTGACCAAATCCTTCCCCTTGATCAGGAATTATTTTAATGGGTACCCTTGAAAGGCTAACAGCCTCTTGATTCAGCAAATACCACACCGTTACAAAATCATGCATAGGACTTCCACTTATACCAGGATTAGACTTGGAGTAGAAATTATAATAATAATCTAACATAGGTTTGATGATGAGTCCTGCAAGATCCTGTGTATTCCGATGAAATGCATCGATTTGCTGGACCATTTCGGGTGTAACAATCGCATGTTGAGTCACATTTAAAGGAATAACCGTCAACTTCTTTGCATGCTGCAGAATTAAGTTTGCTGCATAAGGGTCTGAGTAAAAGTTAGCTTCAGCCACAGCAGTTACGTTACCTGGATAGAAAAAAGCTCCCCCCATGCAAATGCATTCTCTTACGTTTCGCATTGTTTCTAAATTCAATACAAAAGTCGTAGCTAGCGAAGAGAGTCTTCCTAAATTGATAATTGTAAGATCTTCTAAATTTGATTCTATAATTTGATAAATATCATTTAAAGGATAAACTGGATATGAAATTTCAGGGGGAATGATAGGTCCTAATCCGACTTTTCCATGTACCTCAGGGAAATACTGAATCAATATTCCTGTCAACGGTACAGAAGCACCAAGAAATACAGGTATCTCTTCTCTTCCCGAAATGTACTTCAAATAGTTAATGTTCCTTATTACATTTTCTCTTGATACATTCCCATAATCGGCTACAATTCCTACAAGTTGAATGTCTTTACGAAAAAATGTGTACAGTATAGCAAACGCATCATCAATCCCCAAATCTGTGAACAGGAGAACCTTTTTTTGCATATCTCTTCCTCCAAAATTTATAGAATTCTACTTTCATTAATGATGTAGTGATCAGACTAAGCTTGTATGTATATATTTTATGTATTCTTAAAGAGTGAATTCTATTCACATGAAATAGCTTTGCTCATCTAGATTTGATATTATGTTCAAGCGTAAGTTTCTGTTCTTAAGTCGATAGGTATGTGATGCTATCCTCGAACTAAAAAGAAAAAGCAATGATTAGATTTTAAACCTAGTCATTGCTTTATCCATTGCATCTTGGTTTACTCCTATATATCTTAATGTTACCCGTTCACTTGAATGATTGAATATCTCCATTAGCAAAGCTATATTCTTTGTCTGCATGTACATATGATACCCAAATGTCTTACGTAATGTATGTGTCCCAATCTCGTCTAATCCAAATTCTGCTGCTGTGGTGCTAAGTATTTTATATGCCATACTTCTTCCTATTGGCCGATTCTTTCCTTGCCTACTCTTGATTAAATATTCATGATTTTCCATCTCTTCAATGTACCATTTCAATTCCCTTTTCAATGCTGCTGTAATCTGAATTCGTTTCTGCTTACCTGTCTTCATTTCACGCATTGAGATATGGCTGCCCTTTAAATCTCCAACCTTCAGTTTTAGAATGTCACTAATTCGTAGACCTGTATTAATCCCCATTACAAACAAGATATAATTACGCTCACTCTTTTCTTTTAAATACTCTTTAATTTGTTGTATTTGCTCTGGATCACGTATTGGCTGAACAAAATTCATTATTCAATCCCTCCAGTTTCTTCTGTCCCGTAAACTTCTAATCTAAGA